CTGTGTATGTAGTCAAGCAGCTGCAGTTCATCCCAGCCCTTACCGCGTGCAAGGCTCTTTAAGAAACCAATCTGTTTAGGTGTAGCGCTGCCGTGTGTGTCTGGTCGAGCAGGCTCACTGTTGACCCGGTTGACCTTTTCCATTTCTGTGGATGATGCGCGCTCGCCTGTATGCCCGATACGGCTGTTGCTAATCGCACGGCCAATGGCGCTAGTTTCGCAGTTTTCTAAAAACGATGTTTTGTTTACAGGACTGTTGCCAAATACCTCTTCTGCATAGCCTGTGGCAATAAGTCTGTCATCGTTGTTGTAGCACTCTGCGCGCATGATGATGGTTGAGCCGTCATAATGATGTATTGACGTGATGATTCTGCCGTCTGGGTATTCTGTCCACCAACGCACAAGGCGTTGTGCAACTGTTTCGTATAGCGATAGGTCAAAGTGTGCCATCAGCAAGCAATCCAAACTATGGCGTTGCGTCCGTACCGTGTTTTGCGGCGTGTGCCACTGTCAACAATGTATGCGTCTCGATGCAAGCCGTTAATGCGTGCTGACACAGACTGTGCAGGTAGGTCTAGTAGCACACTTATTTCGTCTGCAGTCATGCCTTTAGCCTCTGTACGGCCTGCCCATTTAATCCAAAAGTGCACCAGTTCGCGTTGTTTGCCTGCGTGCGGTTTGGCTTGTTCTGCAGCTGCGCGTGATGTGTCCGGTGCATTGCGTGACACTGCAACACTTGGATGGTCAAGCGCTACACGCGTTTTTTCTCCAGCCAATCCCAATGTTGTTGTAAACATTTCTAACTGATTATTCATGTCGGGTTCTTTCTGTTTGTCGGGTTTATTGGTTTTACCTTAGTACATGCTTTTAGGTTTGGATGTAACCACATTACTTTTTCAGGGTTGTGCCGGTATCGAGTGCCGTGCATTGTTAGCCCACAGGCTTTACAAGGCGCGTATAACATTTATGGCCGCGCGTAACACTGATGCGTTAAATCTGTTTTGTTCACCGCCAATTGTGATGTTTGCTTCGTACATAATTGCTAGTTCGTCTAGCAGGATGCTGTGGTCTGGCACATTGCTTTGTACGTGTGCTGGTCGCACAATTTCGTCTATCAGGTTGGTGTAAACCTTGCCTAGTTTGTCGCTGTACGTATCGGGATACATTGCTTCTCTCGTTTCTTGGCTAATGCCACTATCGGGGAATGGTAGATCAGCCATGTGTGCTAGCCCATGCCTGCCAGCCCACCATACGGTAAAGGTGTGCGGATGCTGCAAGATTGACCTCTGGCTTAAACAGGTCATCTAGCGTTGTAATAAAACCAAGTTCGGTAAGCCACTGCACGTGTGTGCCGTTCATTTGCATTAAGCCTCGACTACCGCCGTTACTGTCCTTTGCGTTAAATGCCGTTGGGATGCAGCGCGACTCACGAAACATGACGCGTGCCAGCATTGGTGCTTGATCTGCAGGCCAACCAGCCGTAATTGCATCAGCCACGTACTGTGCACAACCTTTAGGCACAGTCGTAGTTGTCGTAGTTGTCTCTGGCAACGTAGGCACAATGCTTATTAGGGTTGTCGTAATCTGCTCACCCGGCTGTAGTTGCCTCTCAGGCGCTTCACTAGCCCCCCAGAGCAACGTAAACGCCGCTAAGCCTGTAATGCACCATGCACTTATTTTGAGTGTTATAAACGTCATTTTTTCTCCAATTGGTAAGGGGTCTGCCAACTATCGCCTTGAGCGTCCTTAAACGCAATTTGCGCGTGCAGCACTTTGTCTGTTGTGGGGTCACGAAATATCTGAACAAGCACGTGTTGTTGGCTGTCCATGATGGTTGTGTAAACCTCATAAATGTATGTTTTAGCGTCTGCCATAATGCATCTCCTATCGTCGGTGTTTCCACCATAGGGCACTACTGTGGCAATTCGGTGAATACCCTCTGAAACGCTTGTTTTACAAGGTTTGGTGAGTCTGCCATTTGTGGGTTTATCTCCACGTGTAACCAATCGCCACCCGGTGCGCCGTGTATCTCTGGTTTGCTGTACGACTTCCACGCTTGACGATCACAACGCCAGCCGCGCCCAAATGCTTTAGGGAAATAATCGAGCACGCACTCAACACCTAACTCGTTTGCGTTGGCTAACACAATGTTGATAAACGCAATTGTTGCTTTGCGGTTTGCTGTTGGCTGTTTTTCTGACGGCCTATACGACAGGTCAACTGCTCGACCAGTGGCATGAACACTTAGTGACTCAGAGCCTCTTTTCGATCTAACGCCGTATGAGCCGTTATTCCAAAACGCGCCACCACCGTGCTTTATCGCTTGCCGTATCCATTCGTCCATGCCTGCACGTGGGCCTGCAGCTGCACCGTCACTGTTACCTGTGTACGGCTTAGACCCGATGACTTTAGGGTTGGCTGGTAGTACTGCCATCAGCAGGTTTTCGTTTAAGGCCATTAGCGGCAACTAGACCAGACAACGTGCCGGTCATAAACACAGTCAATGTAGATAGCAAGTCAATGAACTGTGCATCGTTTGGTGATTGCTCTAAGGGTTGCGTTACAAACAGCAACCCGTAAACAAAACCAATAACTGTGATTGCAAATGTCACTGCAATTGTGCAGCCGACAAACACAATCATGCGTGCGTGTAAATGCTCAATTTCTGCTTTGTTTTTAGTCATTGTCGCATTGCCTTATCGTTTCGCAGTTTGCTGGTAGTGCGCTGTTGCGTACAGTTTTTTTGCCTGCGTTTGTGCGTGTCGTTTCGCAGGCGGTCAGGGCGAGTGCAAGCATGACACTAGCCAAGTAATAGCGCGGCTTCATCGGCTGTTATTCCTAGCCTGTCGAGTACGGCTTGTCGTGCTGTGGCTTTATCGGCTGCGGCTTTTGCTTGTGCTTTGGCTTCGTTTTGTGCCAACAAAAATTGCTCGTGCTCTGTTTCGGTCATTTCTCGATCAATAAATGTTTCGCCGTCAATGATTCGTGTGTCTGGTCGTGTCATGTTAAACCTAACTGTTCGCGTATCCGTAAATGTTTATTGTTCCGCTAGAAAAGGTTTGTGCGCCTGGCATAAGGATTGTGCAACTTACGCTTGATGCGGCGTTGGTATCAACACCGTAAGACTGCCAACAGTTGGTGTTAGTGGACATACGGTTAAACGCTTGTGTTGCTTTAGACAAAAACGGAGAGACTAAAACCATTTCAAAACCTGTGTTTGTGGTTTGTGGTGTACCAATAACAAAGTTGCCTGACCCGTTGTAAGTGTCACCTGTGACGGTTGCTGATGTGTAGGTCATGTTAATAGTGTTGGAACTGTAAGTTGTGCCTCCACTGCCGCTGATGCTTAAACGCATTGTTGCCGATGCGCTAACCGTAATGTCGTTTCCTTGTATCAGATAAGTGTTGTAAGCCGATGAAAACACATTGCTAAAAGTGGTTGTAGATGTTGATAATGTGCCACCGCCAACACGGACTAGCGCGCCAGATGTTGCAGGCCCGACAGTAGCCCACGCCGCGCCCGTGTAGTACTGCACAATGTTTGAGTCCGACAGGTAGCAAAGTTGCCCCTCTGCCAGCACCTTTTCGCTTGTGCCACCAAACGCTGCGTCACGCGTAACAGTTGTAGCAAAAACAGGTACGCCTGTGCCGGCACTCAAATTAAGGTTTTGTGCGGTCAACACCTCGCCGCTAGCAAATAACGGTACTGATGTTTGTTCGTTTGGCATAGTTCCTACTTTACGCTAAAACTGGCTGTGGGTCTTGTATCCCTAACTTACCGTAAATTGGGTCATTAAGTATGAACTCATAGACGATCACGGTGTTGGCCGTGTAGAACGTGACTCGATGGCCGTTGTTTATGTTGACCGATATTTCTACGCCCTCAACCGATAGTTCTTGGGCTACTTGACCGCCTGTAATTGTGTTGGTAATTGTAATTGTGTCACCAATATCAACTAGCGCCAGCGCCTCGCGTTGCGCTGTAGTAAGCATTAGGTAATCGGTTTGCACGGCGTTAAACGTGGCTACAGGCTCGCCTACAAGCAGGTACTCTGCCAGCGCCAGCGCGGCTGCATCGTTGTGTAGCAGGCTGTTAGTGATGCTTACATTTTGGATTAGGTACTTGGCTTGGCTTGCTGCATCGTCTGCGACCTCTGGGCTAGTAGCACCTAAATGCTGGATGCTTGCCCGGTTAACGATTACGTCTGCGTTGTAGATAATGCCTAACGAGTTGTAAGGGATGTTTGTGCCGTCATCGTGGAAGTCTGCGACACTGCCCGACAGTGTGTTGCCTATTCTTGGCTGGCTGGTTAATACGCCTGTGCGCGCCATAAAAATGCGACCTTGTTCGGCTTGCTGTATTTGGTCTATGTATGCCTTAACGTTTGTGCCGTTAGGGACGGTGTATGCAGCTGCGCCGCCAAGTGTTTGCGTACCTGTTTCTATGTCACGGCTCAACGCAGGGTAAGCAACCTCTGGTAAATCTAAGACGGCTGCGAGTCGAGCGCTAGACAATTGCTCGCTTACGTTGTATTCAGCCAACGCAGTTTGTGCCAGCAAATAAAAATCATCAGCACAATAAACGGTTACCGTGTTTGTGCCCCCCAACTCGTAGTTGTAATCGTATGAAACAATTTGACCAACAAAGAGCGCTACAAATGTGCCAACGCTGTTGTATCTGCCAAACGACACCCGGCGTAACGGCGCTAATGTAAATTGCCCTGCAGGGTCAACATACGGGCTAGACGAGTACAACGGGTTTAGAGTGCCACCAGCAAGGTCATCGTTTAAGTTAAACGACATTGTGCCAGCGCTGAACTGATCGCCAACGTCACGCCTACCGCGTTTAATGTTTACATTGGTCGAGTATTCCAACATTGGTGCAAACTCTGTTGTGCCGTCTAAAACGTATTCTGTGTTATTGAGCACGCCCTTAGTTGCATCATCAAGCACAAACGCATCGATCTGAAACCCTGTGTCAATAAACAGTTCGTAATCGCCGCTTTGTACAACTGATGTAGCCATCAGGCAACCGCAATGTTGGCTGGGCCTGCCGCCCTGTTGTATGCACGTATAGCGTTGACTACGGACTCACCAATTTCAGCGCTAGTACTAATACCGCCAGACACGTTAATAGTTACATTGCCGCCAGTACGCGCCGCGATACGTTCAGCGTTACCAAAAGTTGTTAAACCGCCTTGTACGCGTCCGATACCAAACGCACCACCAGCAGAACTAGCGCCACCGCCACCACCGCCAGCGCTAGGCAACGGTGCTGCAGGGGCAGGCATAGCCGGCATAGACGGCACGCCAGCCAACACTTGACCTACACCGCCCTCACGTGCTGCACCAGAGCCAACAGATGCGCCACTACTACTGCCACCAATACTGCCCAAGTTGAGTGTTGGCAATGATGCAATGTCGCTAAACGGGTTGATCAGATTCATGCCTCGAATGATCAGGTTTATTGCTGAAATGTACGCGTTGGCAAAAGTCTCAAAACCACTGATAAGGCCGTTGAGCACGCTGTTAACAATGTTGCGAAATGTCTCAAATGTTTTGTAGGCGTAAACAACGCCAACCACTAGCGCTGCAATACCTGCCGCGATTGCTGAAAATGGGTTAAGTGCCATTGCAAAGTTGACTGCCAAAATTGCCACAGAGATTGCGGTGATCGCGCCAGCAATTGCTAAAAACGCTTGCGGGTTTTTTTGTGCCCAGTCTGCAAATTTTTGTAGCACTGGCAAAACCTTTTGCACAATAGGTAGCAACGCCGCACCGATTGACTCTGTAGTTTCGTCTAACGAGTTTTTTAAAATCTTAAATCTGCCTGCAGCAGTGTTGGCTGCGGTTGCAGCTGCACCACCAAATGTGCCGCCTAGCACGTTCATCACGTCATCGAGCGTTGCACCGTCTTTAATCATGGCTTTAATCTCTGGTGACAAGGCTTGCAGGCCTTTCATATTTCCACCATATGCACGGGCTAATGCCTCGCTGACCTCACTTAATGACTTATTAGACCCAATTGCTATATCTTGGGCAAGTGTCAATGCCTCTGTTGCGGTAGCAATGTCCTTTGTGCCAGTAACCAATGTTGCTAACGCTGGGCGTAGTTCACTGTCAGCCGTACCGGTAGCCCTCGACATAGCGCTGATCATGTCCTCAGTTGCTGCAACCTGTGCATCTGTTGCCGCAGTCACGTTGTTTAATGTCAACGCAAGTTGTGCAGACTGTGCCTCATCCTCTGCAGCTGCAGCCACCGCAGCGCCAAGAGCCGCAGTAACCGCACCGAGCGCGGCAGCGGCAGGTACTGCAGCCTTTTTAATAGCAAACTGTGCCTTTTCGCCAACTGTTTCTAGTTGCTTAAATTGTTTCAGCGCTTTGTCAATGCCCTTGCCGTCAAACTCTGAGATGATAGGTATAGACAGCATTACATTGACTGCCTAACTGTGCGCGCTGTATCTAAAATCATCTTTTGCATTTCAGCCTCAATGCCTCGCCGCGCTTTGTACACAGCGGGCCCAATCAAACGTGTGCGACCAGCGCTAACAAAACCAAGTTGATCGCCTAAACGGTTTGCATTAGCACGGCCAGCAGTCTCAAAGATTGCTGTTGCTGGATCTTTTTGCTCAATCAGAATTACGCCTACAGCGTTGCGCCGGGTATCTATACGCAACTTGACACCGCTCTTGGCTTTAGCCACGCTAAATGGGAACAGTTGACGGCCTCGACTATTCCACTTGTATGCCATACCAGACAACGGCACTTGCGTATAGACATCTTTGGCAGCGTTTATTGCTGGCTGTGCAATCTCGTTGGCTTGCGCTCTAAAGTCTTTTTGCAGCTGTGGGTCAATCTTTTTAAGTGCGTTAATAGTTTCTTTTACGCCTACCACAGAAATTGTTGTGTTGACCGTCATAGAAACTCACCTATTCTTGTTGTTCTTTTCTATAACACTAATCACCGTAACTAGGTCGCGCGTGTCAAACTCGATGTGCGTTGGCCACCATCCTACTGCCACCAGCATTTCTGCTAGTTGTCTTCGGTAAGTGCCAACGCCGT